CGGGGGATACACAAGTCATCCGACAAAGCATTATTGGAAATAATATGGTGGGAGCGGGTTTTCTTGGCAGTGACGGTTTATTTGAAAACATGGTGATTAGTTTTGACATCATCGTACATGCAGATGGTGCCAGTTCCATCTCATTCCCCGCAACGGTGGGAGTGGCGCTTATTTTGAGCGCCGGAACAAGCCGAGAAATCATCCATGACGTTTCAGTCGCTGCGGCAGATACTTGGCAGCGGGTGTATTGGGTAGTGCCGGAAGACGGGACTGCTGATATCGATCCGGGAGTAGCCGCGCAAATTCTATTCAGTGTTAATTTAGTATCTGGATCATCGAGAGTAGGAACGGCAGATACTTGGGCGAATACTGGGAATAAATACGGCACATCATCATCTGATAATATTTGTGATGCGACAGCCAATTACTTGGGAATCACCAACGTAAAACTTCAGCCCGGACAGATTGCTACGCCGTTCGTTCCTCGTCTGTATGCGGAAGATTATCAAACCTGCCGAATGTATTTTCAGAGGTTCCAGCGAGTTGCCTCAAACGGCTACATTATACCGGGAACCTGCACTGGTACTGGCGAGGGGGTTATCGCAATTCCTCTGATCCCAGCGATGAGAGCAATCCCGACTGTAACCGTCCAGTCGACAATGTCGAATTATCATCTTTACAACGCGGGATCGTCAGGACAGCCGTCAGCGTTTGCGGGCATTGGTGCGACAACTATTTTTCAGATGGCATTTAATTTGGATCGTGCTTCTATTACTCCGGTTGCATTAAGTCTTAATTTTGCGAATGACGCTGCGTACATTGAAGCAAACGCGGAGATATAAAAATGACAGTCTTGTCTGCAAAATTTCTTGACGCTGATCGCACATGGGTGCAGGTGACTTACGAGGACAGAATATCGACGTACCCGCCGGGTAGAGTGCCTGAGGATTTAGGTGTTGAGATCGCTGATTACGTTGCTCCTGCGACTACTGATTTGGACGTGTTTTAAGTGTCGACTGACAGACGAAGCGCGTCCAGCGCCCACAACCGCGTAGATGATCTGATGCTTCAAGTCAGAGAACATCTGGCGTCATGTTCATCTGAATCCCGTCAGCAAAACGCACGGCTGCGGCGTGTTGAGATGATTCTTCTGACATCAACAGGAGCGATTCTACTACTGCTGATTTCGCTGGTTCTAAGGTGAGTCGTGTCCGTCACGCAGTTCACGAAGCTGCTGGAGACGGTTGGCATTCCAGTTCTCGTCGGGGCGGTGTCCGGCTACATGCTGTGGTGGATAATCAGATGGGTTCTGGTAAAGTTCTCCACCGACTTCAACAGCCAGCTAGACAAGGGCTTGTCGGCGATAGACGAAGAGGTGCGGGATACGCGGGCCGAGATAACCGAGGCGAAGCAGTTGATTATTCGCCTGATAGACAGGGTTCGCCTTCTGGATCAGTCATTGCTGGAGCATGATGCCGTCGCCAGAACGATCTGGAATATAGAGCCGCGCCTTGAGAGGCCGAGAACGAGAGCAGAACGTCGTGCAGAGCTGGAAGAAGAGTTGAAAAATATAGGGAAAAACGGTGATTCATGATCGAACTTGAACATCTCATCTACCACGAAACAGGCCAAGGTTTCCCAGACGAAGTTGTGTGCATGCGGCCATTCGGCCCTGCTATTGGACACGCAACAATTCCCAAAGATATTATTGATGCCTTCAACGCCGATATAGACGGCGGCACGGAAGGGCCTGACTGGAGCGAAAAGCTCGTCGGCAAAGTAGAATCAGAAAACCTGATCCCAACTGATGTTCTTGAGCCTCATTCCAGGTTCTTTACGGACACCGCCTTGCGATACGTTGATAACTATGCGGAGCGTCACTGCAAGCCGATAGCCGAAGACATCAAGCCAGTAGTTCAGATTCAGAGTGCGTGGTACGTCCAGCAGAAGGCGGCAGACTTTAACCCGATTCATCTCCATACCAACGCAGAGCTATCCTGCGTGGGCTACCTAAAGATGCCGGAAGATATCCAAGAAGAATGGAAAGAAGACGACAAGGATCACTACCCGGCGGCGGGGCACATAGAATTTATGCACGGTAGCCCGACGTTTATGAACCGCCCGACGTTTATGGTGCGTCCAAAGGTGGGGGATTTCTTTATATTCCCCGCTGATCTACAGCATACGGTTTATCCGTTTAAGTCGTCCGGCGAGAGGCGCAGCTTTTCGATGAACATCATTCTCGCAGAGAAGGAGGAAGAGGGTGGCGACTAATCAGGAGGCGCGTCAGACATCCATCCGTGCCGTAACCAGCACCACGGGCACCTACGACGAAGATTGGCTTGCGTTGTTCACGACACGCAGCGCACCGGCTGGGACGTACAACGAGCGTCTTCTTAGCTATATCAACACCAAGCTGTCTACGAGCCACACCAATATGAATGACGCCCTTCAGGCACTGGCGGCAAACCAGAGCGCGAACAACTTCAGCAGCATGGGCACCTTCACGCCTTAGGAGGTTACGGATGGCAAGGAACTGGATACAGGGCGCGATTAAAAAGCCGGGAGCATTTACGGCGCAGCGGGATCGTTACAATCGAACGCACAAGGGAAAGAATCTGACGACAAACCAGTTCGCAAACCTTGTGAAGAAACCCGGTTCCAAGTTCAGCGCCACCACCAAACGCCGGGCAAATCTGGCTAAAACTTTAAGGAAAATCGTATGACATTCCGTATCGAGAAAGAAAAAACCTCTGGGGTGCTTTCGGCCACTAAAACTCCGGGGGTGAATGGCCAGGAAGATGGCAAGAAAAGAACAGCGGCGGTGGACCCTAAAACACTTCCCGTATGGAGGGGCTCACCGGTGAAACCCGGCGGCATAGGCGGAACGGCTAAGCCTAAGCCAACCTAGCCAAGACGTTAGGGGAGATAAGCTAATGGCTGACGACGACATCGGCGTACCCGACAAGCTGGCGTGGCAGCAGAACAGACGCAGACTGGCGTATCTCGCTATGAGCGCCATGCTAGTGACGATCACTGCCTCATTTATCTGGCCGGAAAGGGCCGCGCAGATACCCGCAGCGGAAATGATTTACCTATCGCTGGCCGGTGTGATCATGGCGTTCTTCGGCGCAGACGCCGCTGTTTCGCGCAAGAAGGGTAAGTAAATCCTAACCCTGCTGGGCAGCGTTCTTGGGTTTGGGACTTCGATCATCCCCGAAATCCTTGGCTATTTCAAACAAAACCAAGCCAACAAACAAGAACTGGCGATGCTGGAAGCCAAGGCCCAGTACGCCGCCCAGCTTTCCGAACTGAAGCTCGCGGAACTCGACGCCGAAGCCGACATTGCAGAAACGAAGGGGCTTTACGCCCACGATACGGCATTGGCAGCAAAGGGCGGATGGGTAGTCGGGCTACAGGCCAGCGTCCGCCCTGTCATCACATACCTGTTTATGGTGGCGTTTCTGGCCGTCAAGGGCGGGATGGTTTATTCCCTGATAGGCAACCAAGGAATTGACTGGACAACGGCTCTGGACGTTGCGTGGGACGGTGAGACACAGGCTCTGTTTGCAGCCATCATGTCATTCTGGTTCGGGAACAGGGCGATGGGCAAAGCAAGGGCGGCTATTAAAAAATGAATCTGACTGCACACTTCACGCTGGACGAGATGATAAAAAGCCAGACGGCTTTGCGGCGAGGGCTGGACAATTCTCCGGAGCCGAAACAACTGGAGAATCTGTTAACCTTGTGCGAGAAAGTTCTGGAGCCGATTCGCGTTCATTATGAACGGCCTGTCGTGATCAATTCCGGCTTTAGATCACTGCTAGTCAACCGCGCAGTTGGCAGCAAAGATAGCAGCCAGCATGCCCGTGGCGAGGCGGCTGACATAGAAATCCCCGGCGTTGACAATCTGGAATTGTACTACTGGATCGCCCAGGAACTTGATTTCGATCAGTTGATTCTGGAATATTATTCTGGCGAACCGTCCAGCGGCTGGGTTCACGTCAGTTATGTGGGCGACGACAACCGCGATCAAACTCTGCGAATAGACAAGGGCGGTGTTACACGCGAAACATTGCCGCCACGCATGGCCTGATCAGTCGATGATTCTGATCACCTTGTAGCGGCCGTCGGAACCCTGCTCTACAAACACCTTTCGCCGTTCACAGGAATAGCGGGTGCCGATGCTGTCCTTGTCGTGCCATCCGTTACGCCGAAGCGTCCGTTTCATGGACAGGCAACCGCTTATCCCCATCTCCTGCCATTGTCCGCGCACATCGTGATGGCCCATGTACTCAATCGGAACGTCTCTGAGGTATAGAATTAAGAGAAATAAAGTTTCCACCATTTTAGTGTTTACCCCCGTTGGCCTTAATTGCAGAAATCTCGTCCTTAACCTCCTCAAGTTTACGTTCTAAAACGCTGATTCGTTTTTCATAGAAAGCTAGAGTCAGTGCTTGCTGCTGATCGAAGGGTGCGCGGCCTTGTTCTATTTCGGTCGTTAATTTTTCAAATTCCTTGGACAGATGCTCGATCAGCATGAACTGTTCGCTGTCTGCTGGCAGACTGCCCAGCTCCCCGCGAGGCCACTTGATGCGGAACTCTGTATTCTTTTCCAGATCGGACTTCACTAATATCTGGTTTGTCTCTATCAGGTTCAGTCGTTCTTGAACTCCGAACCATGCCCAAACGCCAACGGCGACAGCAGAGACAATGCTGATTAGATTTCGTACCGGCATTGCGAAGCGCGTGCCATCATCTATTTCCGTCGCCGTCGCCATATATTATTGTTGTGCAAAATTTAATAAAATCATAGGATAATGATCTCAACTACCGAACCTCCCTGCTACCCGCTCGTCGTGTGTTGGCTCACCTCATCGCACGGCGGGCGGTTTTTTTATTTCGGAGCCGTCTCCAGCCACACCGCCAGCTTCTGCAACAGATCGGCGTACCCGGCCATATCCTTGGCGTGATCCTCGTCTGTCTCGTCGCCCTCTTTGGAACGGGCAACCTTCAGCAAGACTTGCATACGGGCAACATCAGTTGCCGTGATCTCGACATCCAGATACGCACTCCATAGACGGGCGATGCGTCGATGGGTGTCCCGATAGTCGCCGTGTCTGCCGTGGCGATCCTTGATGGCTTCGGCTGCGCCTTCAAGAATGCTCATCCCATGCCGCTCCGCAGTGCCCTTATTCGTCTCGTGCATTTCGGGCACAGCCGGATATGAGTGGACTCGCTGTCAAACATTTCCCCGTGGCATAGGGGGCCGAGACATTTGACTCGAAACTTTCTGTCGTGTCGGCGTTTGCCAACGCCCTCAAACAAATCAACGCTCTCACGTTCTTCTACCCGCTCAGACAAAATATTCCTCGTCCTTCCTGTAGCCAGCGCCTAGCTCTGCCACGCTTGTTTGTAATCCGTGCATTTGAATATCCCCTGATTCAACGATAGCTCCATTCCAATCTCACATGGATAACCCAGTTCTTCGTAACGGCTCTTGTGGACGATCAGCCTCGCGCTTGTGTTCCGAATCCCGTAGTCGTCAACAAACTTGTCCCTGTGGATCGACATGACCTGATCGGCTTTGTTTGCCCAGTGCTGTGATCCGGCGATGCTGCTGTAGGTAATCGGCTCACGCACTCCAGCGCCGATGGGTTTCGCCGGATGCGCCAGAATCTGGAGGTGCAGATTGCAAGCCTTTGCCAGATAGGTACAGCCATCCAGACATTTACCAATCCAGCTTGTTTCGGTTTCCTTGGCCGCGTTGAATGTCGGCACAATCATGTTCCACGGGTCAATGGACGCCGCACTGATGCCGTGCCGGACATAGGCATTGTTCACTGTGTCACACAGCCATTCAAAAGTAGGAGAATTACTCGGATGGTGGATAAACAGAAAGTGATCCTCGATCCAGTCGTCAGCCTCTTTCTTCTCAGCTTCCGACATTTCCATTTCCAGCTTGCTCCAGTAGGCGCTTCTAAGGTTGCGCCTGACGAATGGCTTCTCCCGTGTTTCCATCGACATCAGGGCAACACGGATATCGTAGCGTCGGACGATCTGCGCCCATCGCTGCTGGGAAAGGTGAGACTTACCGTGGCCAGGCCAGCCGGACAGGATGCTCAAACACGTTGGCGAAATCCTTAACTTGCTTTCCCACTCAGGCCAGCCCTGCCACAGAGTCATCACGGGCGGCTCTGGTATTTCAGAAAGTCTGTAGATGCCGTCGATAGGGTACTGCTTGACGCCCTCACGCAGATACATCGACAGGCTCTCCGCGCCCCACTGCATCAAAGCATCGTTGGCATCCTTGACCTCTGGGGGCCAGTCAACCCAGTGGCAGATTGCCGCGCCCAGAACCATTGCCAGATCAGACCTCAGGTGGCGTCCGGGGTCATCGTTGTCAGTAACAATAATAAACTTCTTGCAGCGGTCTAACCCGTCGCGAAAAGCGTCCAACATGTAGCCGTAACGCTTGGAGTCCTGTGGGTTTTCGCTTGCGTTGGCAGGTGCGCCACCGACGACAGACAGCACAGAATGTGGCGGGACTCCGGCCTCAATCAGCGACAGGGCGTCCATCTCGCCCTCAACGATATAAACCTCGTCCAGAGGCCCCGCCATTACCGCTGCCTGATTGTAGAATTGCTGGGTGCCACCCGCTAACTGGCGGAACACCTTGTCGTTAAGGCTTCGGGCCTTCCAGTTGACGATCTGTCCGGCGTTATCCAGATAATTGAAAACAACACTGAGCTTGTTGCTGTCACCAAACGGTATGATTTCGCCGCCAACGCTCATTTTTCTGAGTGTTTCCGGGCTTATCTTTCGTCTTAGTGCCCACTGAATCACTTCTTGATCTAGCCTCATCGAAACCCCCTCGCCACTCGCAATGGTGGCAAAACCATACAACCTCGCAGCCTTTCCGCGTTATAGACAGGCTGCGATCTGCCTTGTTTTTCCGCTGATCGGAGCAACGGGGGCAGCGATATTTGCGCGAACCATCCGCCCCCGTCACCAGCCCTCCGATTTCAGCGTTATCCTCTTGCCAGCCCATAGCTCGCAAACCGCTTGCCGTCCTTGTGCTGATACTTTGTCTCGATATCCAGACCGTCTTTCCTCAACTCATCTATTCGAGCCGCTAACCGGAATGAACCGAAATTCTTCAGCGCCTGAGCCGGGTTCAGCCGCCTACCCCGCAGCAGCCATTTTTCGATCTGTGCTTTCTGACTCATTTACTCACCCTCCTCTTTCAGTTTGTAACCTCCAGCCGCCAAGCAATCCGTCAAAAATATCATGCCGATTCTGCCTAAATTCGGCTGCCTTCGTAATTCGGATTCTTTCCATAGCAGCAACTCATCAAGGGAGTTTATGCCAGCATTTCGCAAACAATTTTCGACGCGAGTGTGCATTGACATGCCAAATATCGCATATTCAGTGAAATCTGGATTTGTGGGCCAAGGCCGTGCATGTGGGTATTTGTCATATTCTTTTTTCATTTTAACCTCCTAGATTGGTGATATTGCAACGTCCACCTGCTCATGCGCCCTCCACCGACTGGCGAATCTGTCTACATCTGAAGTCACTTCGTAGACATCAATCGTCAGTCGAGCGGATTCGGCATACGTTTTATAGCTACAGATTTCTATGATCTGCTTGTCGTCGAGAATCGCCATGTTCTCGCCGCAAATTCCATCCAGCGCAGCCTTCACCACGTTATCCAGATCAGGCTTGATGGCGTGGAATCCACCAGTCTCAAACAATTCCGCCCGTTTCTTCTTACTGAGACTGCGTGGCGGCTCGAAAAACACCCCCACATGAACGATGCAGGGAAGTTCAGTCCGTTTCCGGCCTGACATAAGTATCCCCGTTGCCGTGCGGATTCGTGTCTCATATTCTCGCGTCTTCTGGGGCGTGTAAACGTGGCCGGTCCGGGCCATGCGGGGCCTGCCCTTTGCAACAGGCACCCCCATCACGTCGAGAGAGAAAAACGGGGCGTCAGCCAACACGCTCTCCAGCAACAATTTTGTCGTGGCAATCCATCCACTTCTGAACGTCTATCTCGCTGCCACCAACCGCGATCACAGACTTGATGATGGCTTGGGCTTGGATAGAACGCTCCCTATTGCCCTGCGGGGCGTTGGCAACGCCCATTGGGGTGTTCTGCGGCCTACCACCCCCGTTTGGGGCCACGGGCGCTGGTGTGGGCGCTATGGGGGCCTGATAATCACTCATGCCACCCCCTGTAACCTCCTTGATCATCCCCTTGCCGACGTAGAGTTCGTCTGTCCCGTTGTAGGGTTTGTTATAAAATGGGAACTCGTATGTGCGTCCCTCTTGAAATTTGGGCGCGTTATCGTCCCAGCATTTAATGATCCCTCCAGCGTGGTGCAGGGTGTACGGACCTTTCCCGTTGGGCGGTTGAATGCTTGAAATCGTCGCTGTCATTGTCGCCATCGTTTTCTCCGTTCTTCGGTTGATAATAGGCGTCGTCTTCCTAGCCTGCCGTTCGGCTTCGTGTCGTGG